CAGAGGCTAAAGGTTATGCAAAACATGCTGGCGGCGTACAAATCTAAGAACGTCAAGCCCACAGAAGACTGGACTGTGGTGGCGCGCAACACCGATGGCGGTTGGGAAGTCGGTAAGGGCACTGATCATGCAGATTACGATGACATCAAGGCCATGGAAGGTAAGATTGTTCGCAATAAGTGCCCGGTGAGTAGCTCGTTGAATGTTGGTAGCACCGCGTTTGGCGGGCGACCCGTACGCATCTACTACAAACTACCGCCTGGCTTCAGAGCTATTTGGGCGCTTGGTCATTCGGCACACTCCAGCGAGAATGAAGTGATCTTGCCACCGGGCATGGCATACAAGATCAGTAAAGTGGAGAAGCAAGGCAACGGACGCATTGACATATTGGCAGAAGTCGTGGACCTGAAACTACCGGAGAGCATATGAGTACGTTCCAACCTATAACGCCAAATTGGTTGTCCGCCAGCTGGGATGACTTCAACAAAGAGGACTCTGAGCTGATTGAAGCCTATGACTGGCCGGACTATCCAGACGTTATGGAAGGTGAAGGCAACTGGATTGACCTTTACCTTGACTCAGGCGGCAAGACGCTTGTTGGGCGCCTATGGGTTTGCCCTGAGTCGCAGTGTATCGGCCTGGAGCAGATGCCCAATGGCAATGCGACATGGCTTACCAAGGCCGCGCTCAACTTACGTGAGTTCTACCGACACGATGTCGGCGTGTTGAGCGCCTATGACTTCATCAAAGAGGACTACTATTGTGGCGAGGAACAGACTGGAGACTTGAGCGATGCCGCCGTCAACCTTGACGCTGCCTAGCGGGTTAAACCCGTGGCACGTCTATGAGCATCCCAGCGTAGCCTGGGACCCTCATGATGGGCAGACGCAGGTACTCGACAGCGTAGCGCGCCATAGGGTGTGGTGCGCTGGACGACGCACAGGGAAGTCCGAAATGGGCGGGCACGTGCTTCTCCCGCCAGCTCTCACCACGAAAGCTGTGGCGTCCGAATGGCTCAAGAAGGGTAAGCGCCGTGAGTTCTGGATCGTTGGCGACGAGTATGTCACGGCAGACAAAGAGTTCCGTGTGCTATGGCATCTCATCAAACACCTTGGCATACCTATGGATCGCGGAAGCCACCATAGCGCCGATGGTAAGAATCAAAGCATCCTTTCCTTGTGGGACGGGGCATTTTTCGTTGCGACTCAAAGTGCAAAGTACCCTGACAACCTGGTAGGTGAGGCTTTGTGCGGCGTGCTGATGGTGGAAGCCGCGAAGAGCAAGCCGAGCACGTGGATGAAGTACATCCGGCCCATGCTCAACGACTATCGTGGTTGGTCCCTGCATACTTCGACACCAGAAGGCAAGAATCATTTCCATGAGAAGTTTGAGCGTGGCCAAGACCCTAACGACCCAGATTGGGAAAGTTGGCGAATGCCGGCCTGGCGCAACCCGTTTGTGTACCCGCAGGAAACCAAAGACACCCACGTCAAGTATCTGCTACAGCAGATGGAGGACAACCCAGGGGCCAGCCCGCATCTGATTGCGATGCGTGAGAATTTGATCATTGACTCTGAAATCCTTGCACTACTAAGCGAATTGAGCCTGGAGCTATTTAAGCAAGAGGTAGCAGCCGACTTCACTGAGTTCGTCGGCCAGGTGTTCAAGGACTATGATGAGGAGTATCATGTTGGGACACTCAAGTTTAATCCCGATTGGGAAACTTATGCTGCAGTTGACTATGGCTTCACCAATCCTAACGTGTGGCTTCTTGTCCAGCTTGGCCCGTGGGGTGAAATCAATGTCCTCGCAGAGGTTTACCAACCAAACCTCACCGCAGATGAGTTCGCAGATGAGATCATCCGGCGCAAGACCAGAGAGGGAGTGCCTTTCAACCCACCTGGTCTGCGCATCTTCTATCCAGACCCTGCCGACCCCATGTCTAGCAAAACACTCAGTGATAAACTCAAGATCACAAGCGCTGGCGGGACGGGTGGAGAAGTCAATGTGCGGATCAATCTTATTCGTCAAAGCCTCAAGAAGGGCCGAATAGACTACGCTGCAAGCGAACTCACTGAATCTAACTCTCAAAAGTGGCGACCGCAGCTCATGATCGACAGGTCATGTACTGGGCTACGCAACGATATGCTGGCGTATCGTTACCCCGAACGCAAAGAGGATGCCGAAACATCAAGGGACCGCTTTGAACTCCCACTCAAAAAGGACGACCATGGACCTGAAGCGTTGGGCCGGTTCTTTATGGGGCGGTTTGGACCAGGTGCTCTTACCGCTAGCGCTGGTACTAGGGTACGCAAAGCCAACATTACCCGTCGCGCTGGTAGCCGGAATCACGCTCAGTATCCACCGGCTCGTGGCAAGCCGCTTGCTGCGATGCGTCCTACCAAGAGTGGATATCCAGAGTGGCGAGATGAGGAGTACAGGAAGCTAGATGACTAACTTTATGATCACGGTGATGATAGCGGTCATCAAAAAGCTGTTGGAAGACAAAGACTTTACTGACTGGGTGGACGCTAGGCTGGCGGGTGTCGAGGCCAACATCAAGGCTGACCTTGAGAACATCGAAGACAACGTCATCAAGTCACTGGAAGCATTGCCGCTCAAGATAGTTGGCGAAGCAGAAGCTGACGTCAAGAGCTTGTTAGGTGTAGTACCGGGCCAAGTCAAAGATGAGGTGCAGCCGCTAATCCCTACCATCGATGCTATGCAAGGCATCTTTGTAAACGTGTTGAAGTCATTGCCAGGCGGTGGCATTTTGGGTGGCTTATTCGGTGGTGGTAGGTAATGCCCATTGACGTAAGACAATATGACTCGGCGCTGGCGTTTATCGACAATGATCGCAAGTTCACTCGGCTCGTCACCAACATGCAGAATGAGGATGATCGCAAGCGCCTCAAGGCATATGAGCTGTATGAAGACTTCTATGCGAACCGGCCAGAAAACATTCGCGTCACCTTGAGGGGTGAGGACGACGACTGTGTTGAGATTTACTTGCCGAGCGCCAAGAAGTGCATCGAAGCCGTAAACCGTTTCCTTGCAGTTGATTTCGATTACCAGCTTGACCCTGATAGCGGCACGGAAACCACGCAGCAGGCCGTGGACACGCAGCTCAGGACATACTTCGACAAGCAAGAGATACCAACAAAATTCGGCAACTTCAAGCGGTATGGGTTGGCGAAAGGTGATGCGCTACTGCACATCCAAGCATTTCCTTGGGAGCGGCCTGGCTACCGCGTATGCGTACACGAGCTGAAGCCTGAACACTACTTCCCCATTGAGGACTTCGTGAGCGGCCAGGTCATTGGCTGCCACATCGTTGACATTATCTCCAACCCGCGCAACAGTTCTGCTACACGCTCCATCAGCGACCCGTGGATTGTCCGGCGCCAAACGTACATGCGGCAGATGAGCGAGCCGGACAAGGACGGCAACCAGGTGCCGACTGGCAAGATCACTTCCAAGCTTTGTCTATGCATGTTGTCGCGATGGGATGATCGCAATGAAGAGAACATCGTTGACATCATCGAGACTGTGACCAATGAGTTCCTACTGCCTGATGTGATCACTAACATCCCGGTTTACCACTGGGCCAACATGTCTCCGCCAGGTAGCACCTTCGGCATGAGTGAGCTGGCGGGCGTTGAAAGCCTTATCAACGCGATGAACCAGTCCATTACCGACGAGGACTTGACGCTCATCACACAAGGCTTAGGTGTGTACTGGTCTGACGCTAGCCCGCCAGTCGATGAGAACGGCGATGAGGTGCCATGGGAAATTGGGCCGGGTGCTGTGGTACAGATTGCTTCTGGTGCGAATTTTGGTCGCGTTACTGGGGTTTCATCGCTTACGCCGTACCACGAGCATATCCAGCTACTGGACGAGAATATGCAACAGGCACTATCGGTGCCGGATGTGGCCATAGGGATGGTAGATGTAGCTGCCGTGGAGTCGGGCATCGCGCTACAGCTGAAATTTGGCCCGCTGCTTGCACATACGAAAGAAAAGGAACCGTGCCTCAAGCGAGTCATCGATCAGTTTCTTGAGGACTTGTTGGTTTGGCTGTCGATCTACGAAGGCTTGCAAGCCGAAAACGTCACGGTCGAATCAGTATTCGGCGACGCAATGCCGCAGAACAAGTCCTCGCAGCTACAGGACTACTTGGCCATCTGGACGCAGGGCAACGCGCAGGGTATGGTAATGCCGGTCCAGTGGCTATATGACAGACTCAATGAGCTATTTGGTTGGGACTTAAGTGATTCCGACTTCCAGCAGGCCATGGAAGACGCACAAGAGATAGTCAAGAACACTACCCCGCCAGACCCATTCGGTCAACAGATGGTGGACGAGCAAGGCAATCCCATACCGGGACAACAACCGCCCCAACAAAATGGGGCACAACTACCATTCGCAGCCAGTTACCAGTAGGAGGATAAGTGGCACACAGCATTCTGCTTTCGCATTTTGATCGGCACGACCCACGATTGGGCCGGCATGTCGAACACGACAGCCGCTCTTGGAATTTCGCCATCGACCTGGATGAGCCCAAGGAGCTGACAGACGTGTTTTGGGGTGATAAGGGCCCAATACTCGACCAAGGTGAAGTTGGCGGGTGCGTGGGCTTCACCGGTGCTGACATCCTGAACACCGACTTCTTTGCAGCAGTTCGACAGGCGCACAACAGCGGTAAGTATTACCAGAACAAGGATGGCTTGAACTTCTACCATCTGGCGACGGTGTCCGACAACATCTCCGGTACTTACCCGCCAGATGACACTGGCTCGTCGGGCTTAGGACTTGCCAAGGCGCTCAAGAAGTTAGGGTTGATCAAGAGCTACCAGCACGCGTTCTCGTGGTCACAGTTCAACGCTGGTATCGCTAAGCAGCCTTTGGCGCTCGGTACCTTGTGGACCAACGACATGTTCAATCCGAACAAAGATGGCGTGATTAGCGTTGGCTCCCTTGACGATTCAAACATCGCAGGCGGCCACGAATGGTCGGTGCGCGGGGTGTCGTACACGAAGAACCTTGTGCTAGGCCGCAATCACTGGAACGCATCGTGGGACAAGACCACGAATGGCCAGAAGCTACCCGGCGAGTTCTGGATTTCAATCCCTGATGTCCAGAAGCTGCTCAAGAATCAGGGTGATGTTACAAGATTGGTGATCGCGTGATTATTCTCGGTGTTGTTCTGTTGATCCTGGGTTATGTTCTGCCCCTTCCACTTTTATACACGATTGGCGCCATTTTGATTGTCATAGGCGTCATCTTGTTCGTGTTGGGCGCGGCTGGTCGTCCACTCGCCGGCAGGAGGTATTGGTACTAATGGCACGAAAGCCCAAGTTAGGCAGTGGCGCTCGGTTCAGAGCGGTAGCCAAGTCAGCTGGCGGCGGCAAGAAGGGCGCAGCTATTGCGGCTGCAGTCGGTCGCAAGAAATACGGCAAGGTCAAGTTTGCCGCGCTGGCCAAAAAGGGTAAAGCCCGCAAGAAGTGAAACTTGTTGCGACACCGGTTGTTTGCCCTGACAATCCGGGCATATGGGCCCATGTCAACGGGTGGGAAGTTGTCGCAGCAGTTCTCATTATTGCCGGCAGCTACGCGGCGACCAACGTAGCCAGAATGTATTTCATGATGAGGGTAGCTCAACACAGGGACGATAGCCATGGCAATGAAAAGCAAGCGTAAAGCGGCAGGCCGACACTACCCGGCAGGTGTGATACCCGGCCAGCCTGCTGCAGGGCATAAGCCGTTTAAGTCAAAAGCCCAGCAGCGCTTGTTCTTTGCCAATCCGCGGTTGCGCAAGTGGGCGCTAGGCAAAGCCCACGCTACCGGCGAGCATCACGAGCTAGGCCCAGCGAGCAAGGCGCGCTACCGTGCCTTACCGGACAGGAAAGGTTCAAGTTACAAGAGAGTTCCATTGCGACGGGGGAAGAAATGAAGCTCAATGCAGTCGAATCATGTTTAGTACCACAGCAACAGACCCACCTAGTGCACTTAGCCTTGGCGGGTTACCCACGTGAGGTTTGCGGCGTGGTCTTCTCTCACGACATTATCGTGCAATACCGCAACATATCTCCTGATCCAGAACACAACTACGATGCTGAAATCGACATGGGCGATAACGACATCAAAGCCATCTGGCACTCACACCCCAACGGGCCCAACACACCCAGCGATACAGACTTGCAGTTCATCGAGCATTGCGAGCGGCACGGTATGCACTTCAGGCACATCATAGTCACGCTGAAGGGCGTGTTTGAATACGAGGCCGAGCGTGACACTACCTCTTCAGCAGCCTGATGACTCGGCCAGGGTTAACTGGCTTCTGAGATATGTTACGGTGCAACAACTCTACGACAAGAAGATTGTGTCGGCTCTGCAGCACGCTTCGGTCCAAGCTGGAGAGGTAGCAGACAAGCTCACCGGAGACAACATTGGCGCGAGGACAAAGCGATACCAAACCAATCTGGTTAGACACGAAATACGCGACATCATCAAGAACATGTTCAAAGACTTGGTGCCGACTCTCAATGCGGGACAACAGGATGCAGCAGAGGCAGCGGCGAAAGCTGCTTTGGCGCAAGATGCGAAAGTGCTAAATGCGTTGTTCCCCAACGCATCCGAGCGTAAGGCATGGGAGGCAGGCTTTGTGCAATCAGCGCGCCATGGAATTGCCGCCATGGCTACAAGAATACTTAACACGAACCTGCCACTCAGCAAACGAGTCTACAAAAGTTCAGCGTTTGCAACAGGCCAGCTTGACCGTAAGATCAACTCGCACTTGGCACTCGGCAGCAGCGCTGTTGACTTCGCCAAGGACATCAGACAATTCGTGAGCCCAAAGACACCAGGCGGCGTCAACTATGCTGCCATGCGCTTGGCGCGCAGTGAAATCAACAACGCCTTCCATGCAATGAGTATCCAATCGGCCCAAGAGTTTCCGTGGACTGAGTCAGTTGAGTGGCACCTCAGCAAATCTCACAAGGAAAACCCAGGCGACCTGTGCGAAGTGTATGCAGCGCAACAGTACTTCGACAAGAACATGGTCCCGCCGAAGCCGCATCCGCAGTGCTTGTGCTACGTCGTGCCGCAGACGACCGAATGGTCAGATTTTGCAATGCAATTGGAGTCAGGAGCATACGATGACTTCTTTGAATCGAAGTACGGCATGCCCGCCGCATAAATTCAGCGCGCAATTGTGTTGTAGCGGTAGGGTAGTGGAGATTGTCTCGTTGCCCACATTAGGAGCGATTATGCCCGAGAGCCCACAGAGGCCGAATCCACGTGCGTTACTGCGTATTTGGGGTGGTGACGGCGAAGGTGATGGCGAAGGCACGACAAAATCTGATGATCCTAATGGATCTGGTAGCGGGGATGGCGATTCGGACGCCAAGCTGGCTGATTTTGAAGCTAAGCTCAAGGCCGCTGAGGAACGGGCTGAGAAGGCAGAGAAGTCAGCCAAGGAACTCGACAAGAAGTCAAAGGATGCTGAGAAGCAGCTTGCCGACAAGGCAAAAGAGGGTATGGAAGAGAACGAACGCAACGCTGCTGAGCGCGATGAGTTCAAAGAGAAGTATGAAAAACTACTGGAATTTGTCGAAACCTCTTACGTAGACACAGCTATCATGCAACTGAGCGCGAAGAGCACGAAGGACGGTAAGCCCACTTACCAGTGGCACGACCCTATGGCCGTTCGCGCTTTCATTGACCGGGATGCGATCCAGATGGATATGGACACCGGCAACATTGAAGGGCTGGAAGCCCAACTCAAGGATTTGGCCAAGAGCAAGCCGTGGTTGCTTGTCCCGCAACAGCAGGAAGGTGGCGGGCCACCCCCACCGCCTGGTGGGCCAGCTACAGGTAGTCATCCGCGTGGTAGCTCCACTTTCTCGCGTGAGACTGACGCCAACAAATTACGTCAGAAGTACAAGATGCCTGGTTACCAGGCCACGCTATCTCGGCCTCAGTAGGAAAGGATCAACAATGGCCCGGTATGACAAGTCCAACCCGATTAACAGCACCTTTCGTGGTTCTGTGGCGGTTGACTACCCAGATGCAGACCTTGGCAAAATCTTTGGTGTCGGTATCGATGCCAACGGCAAGGTAGTGAAAGGCGCTGGCCCCGATGGCATTATCGGTGTGCTTGTCGTTACAGAAAAGCCGGGAGTTGTTGGGCCGCTTCGTGATGTTGCGCGTGTTGACGTGATGACTAGCGGTGAGGTTACTGACTTCGGCCCGAGCGATGGCAGCCACGTACCTGGCGTTGACTTCGGTGTCGCCGGCAAGGCGTACTACAGTGACGCTGCTGGCGTGATCACCGCCACTTGGGCTACTGGCTCCACTTACGTCGGCACAACTGTCGAACCAGACCGCTTGATCGTGCGGGTCAACCCGCTGCCGGCAGCTGCGGCTCTGTAACCGTTCCAACACAATCCGAGAGGACAATGATGGCCACGAAGTTCCGCATCTGGGGCGGTGACGGTAACCGTTCTGGTTACATGACGCGGGGTGACATTCTCACCCATACCATTGACGGTGTTGATCTCAATGACCTTTGGTCAGAGTTCATCGACGCCAACACGGTGTACAATGAGCACAAGCAAGGTATGGTCGGTATGCTGACCTATCCGGTGCAGAGCGACATTGAAACCGTGCCCCAGATTGGGGATTTCAACTTTGAGGAAGCGTCTGAGTTCGGTATCCCTCGCAAGGCGAACACGAACATCAGTTACTACCAGCTGGCCTACAGCTACAAGGACTGGGACCTTGGCGTTGGCTACACCTGGAAGTTCCTCAGGGATGCACCCGCGCAACAGATTCAGGCCATCCACACCAAGGCGATCCAAGCAGATCAGGCGTTGGTCTTCCGCAAGGTGATGGAAGCGTTGTTCGACAACAGGTCTCGTCAGACGATCATCAACGCGATGACCTACAATGTGTACCCGCTGGCCAACGCTGACGGCTGGATTCCACCGCCTTACAAGGGCGTGACGTTCGACGGTACGCACAACCACTACTTGAAGACCAACAAGACGCTGGTTGACTCCGGTGACTTTGAGAACGCTGTGAGCCACCTGACCGAGCACGGATATGGTTGGGACACTGGCACTCAGATCGTGGTCTTTGCGAACAGGGCCCAGGTGTCCGAGTTCCGTAAGTGGCGGGTAGGTGTTACCAACCAGAACAGCGTGGCGGCCAACTTTGACTTCATTCCGGCAGTCGGCCAGCCGGCACTCTTGGTGCCCAACGCTGAAGGTCTGCTCGGTGGCCAGCCGCCTAGCTCGTGGAATGGCTTGCGAGTCACCGGCGCTTACGAAGATGTGATCATCATCGAAGAGCCTTTGATGCCTGCAGGTTACCTGCTCTTCATGAGCACCGGTGGTCCGAATGCCGACGAGAACATCGTTGGTATCCGTGAGCACCCGTCGCCCGAATGGCAGGGTATGCGGCTTCTGCCCGGTAACCAGCAGCGCTACCCGCTGATTGACGGTTACTACATCCACGGCTTTGGCACCGGTATCCGGCGACGCACCGGTGCTGTCCTCGTGCAAGTTGGAAGCGGTACTACGTACGCACCGCCTGCCTCTTACACGGCAGACGCTACTCAAACCCGTTAGGAGCCAACAAAATGGCATCAGAGGCGAAGTTTGCCGACTTCCAGGATCACAAGCTGTCGGACGAGGAAAAGCGCCACTTGCACGAGTGGTCGCTTGACTGGCAGATTGAGGAAAATGAGCGGTTGTTCGGCGACGAGTCCAAAGGGTATCCGCGTGAACCCGTTGATACCCAACAGGTTCTAGCGGATGCTGGTATCAAGGCTCCACCGCTACCTCCACCGCCGTCACCTGCCGGCCAGTCGATGTACACTGGCCCGACAGTAGTGGAAGGTGAGAACGATGAGCCTGCTGAGGTGGGCTCAATCGGCACGCGGGTACCACTTCCGCGGAACCACCCTTTCACAGTGGAAGTTGATGAGGGCGACCAACTTCCGAACACTGTCGTCGTGCCCGAGTCCAATGGTGGTTTCGATGAGGATGCGCAGTGGGCCGACGTATGCGACCTGACTGTTGCTGAGCTCAAGGACAACCTGAAGGAACTAGACCAGCCCGTTGGCGGGTCGAAAGATGAGCTGCGTGAGCGTCTGTTCAACGCACTCAGGGAAGCCAACGCGGCTGAGGAGTAATTGGTGTGGCAAAGGTTGATTACAAGCTGGATGACATTCAGTTGGTCAAGAACCTAACTGAGTTCGGCCCAAAGATCAACAAAACCATCACTCTAACAACAGACTTCGGCGGTCAGCGCGGTCAACGCGAAATGAAGTTGAAGGCTCCGTGGCATGATGATACTGGTGCTGCTCGCAATGGCTTGAACGTCAACGTCGATCATTCTGGCACTAGCGGAATCGGTTTCGCACTTCACGTCTTGACGTTTGCTCACGCTGTGACATACGGTATCTGGCTTGAAGTTGCGAATAATGGTAAGTATCAGATCATTATGCCCACGGTGCTGGCGACTGGCAAAGAGGTCATGAAAGCTCTGAGCCAGATGTTCTCTAAGCTGGACATGCCGCCAGAGTTTAACGTGACCGTAGACTTGCCGGGTATCGGTCGGCAGGGAACGTCGCAAGGCGCCACGGTCAAGGGTGAGAAGACAGCTCGCACAGCAAAACGTACGGCTAAGGGTGGCTCCACTAAGTCCACGAACCGGACAAAGAGAACGTAATGTCAAGGGCCGCAGTGTACGATGCAATCACGAGTGATGCCACGTTGAACGGCATGGGATTTCATGGAGACCCAGACCGATCTGTGTTGGTAGCGTACGACGGTGATCAACGCCCGAATGACAATATGTTCATGGTGTTGCGGTGGGAGACACGCGACATCGACTTGCGTGGCGACGACTCAACTGTGACGAAAGGTCCACGGCACCTTGTGATTTGGGTGCATATGTACAAGGGCTTCTCCACAGACTTCAACCGTATCGACAAGGTAATTGATCAGCTTGACAACGTGCTAACAGCTATAATTGATACGCCCGGTGCCGATGGGCGTACGGTATGTGTTATTGAGCCGGAAGGACAGTCACGTGACCTCAGGGACACGACATATGACACCTTTTGCCGCTCAACAGCTTACAGGGTCATTGACCGGGTTACATAAGGAAAGGTACTGACATGGCTGAGACTCCAGCTAAAAAAGCCGCTACCCCCTCTGCACCGCCTGAGCGGCCCGTGCTGACGCCTGATATGCCTCAGCCGCCAAAGCGTGGTCGTCGGGTGCGAAAAGCACAACGCAAGGGCCCATTCGTCAAGTACGTTGGCCATGCGTCTTGCCGGCAGATCACGCCGCCTGACTGGAAGACTCTTGCTCATGAAAACCCGCCCAAAGACGGGTTTCAAACGGACACTTGGGATTTGAAGAACGATTTCATGATTGAGTCGTCCAAGTTCACTGACGAGCAGCTGGACTACTTGCTCATTGACGATGTTCAAGGCAACGGCGCTCATAGCTTCTTGGAGGTCGATTATGACGCTGACGGAAACCTCGCCCAAGTCGTTGAGGATGACGAAGAGTAGAACGAATGCACAAGCGCCTCTTGGTATTGACACGGATGAGGTCGAACCAGACATTGAAATCCGTTGCGACGGTGGCGCATTACTCGGCATCCTCCGCACGATGCACGGAAAACGTTGCATCGAAACCAAATGCCATCATATCAGGTGCACCCAAGGCGGCGCTGTGAGTGTCTTCCACTATCACAGCCTTGAGACCGGTGCGTTAGTGGATACCGTCATTTACAAGAATGCACCTGGAAGGACCAAGCGATGACCGCTCTGCCTAATCTTTACCCGTACGGCTTACGTCAGTTGATGCTGACGCCGTACGTCGATGCCCAAGGATCCATCCTTGGTAACACGAGTTACCCAATGCCCGTGGCAATGACGCTGGGCTTCTCTGAAACCGAGCAGTTTGACGAGCTTCGTGGCGACGATGTCCTCGTGGCCGTCCACGGTCGTGGACCGCAGGTTGACTGGTCGCTGGAAGCCGGTGGTATCCCGATCAAGTGCTGGTCGATTATCTCTGGTGCCATCGTCATCGAGTCTGGCGTAACACCGACTCGCACCATCCGCCTGCGTAAGTCGGGCGATGATGTGCGGCCGTACTTCCGCATTGACGGTCGGTCGGTGTCGGACTCTGGCGGGTCAGTGACCGGCCGCATTTACCGCGCCAAGGCGAATGGCCGTTT